TTAGCGGCGGGAGGATGTCAATCTGCTGACAACCAAGCCTCAAAACTTCTCCAGGTCTCTTCATCGCAATCCATACCAAGACTTCTACCAGAACTCACAAACTCCAAGACATCTCTGCGAATATTCTGTTTGGCCCCATCAGAGAAACAGTGCCAGTGCTTTTGCACCCAATCAATAGTTAAAGATGGCTCATAAGTCATCCTACCCATACAATATCTCAAAGCAAAAAGTGCGATCGCACCTGTGTCAACATCTTGTTCCATATTGTTTTTGTTTTGATTTTAGCGTTGCCGCGATCGCTGCTTTTGAAAATTTAGGTAATTTTACGGTATACATAATATGTTGACCTAGAATATTATGGAAGTATCAAAAAACAAAAAACAAGGTTGCCAGAAGATGCTTAGAGCAATATTAGGAGTAGTAGCGATCGTAGGCGTAGCAGGGACATTATTACCTAGCACGTTAGCAGAAAGATCTAGGTTAGAAGCTGAATATATAGGTACTGAGAATGGATTAGAGTTTCGATTAGACTCTAGGTCTGTACAACTTGATGACAATCATTTAGTAAACTTCACCTATTATTCTAATCGGAACAAAATAGAGGCTAAAACTACTTGGTGTACCACTAATCCGACCCCACTACTGGCGTTAGTGCATAACGGCAAACCATACCTAGCCAAAGTAGAGCCTGGAGCAGGGGTATCCATGCTTAATAGAGTGTGTCAAATAGTACAAGATAACCCCGCTGCATCTGAACCCAACTAAAATATCAACAACTTTACGCGATTTTAAAGATTCGATTCAGTTTTATAAACGGAGATGTTAGATGCTAGTTCTCAATATTTTGCCGCCAGAGCATAAAAAGAAAGAAGTGGAAGTGGTGTACCTAGAAACTTTGAGTAAAACCAATCTTCTAAAAAGATGGCAAGAGGCGATCGCGTATCCCGATCGGTACATTGTGGCTGAAGCGGAATCGATGAGGGAGTTAATGGGAGATATCCCTGCCAGGGAACTAGTCACCTTAAATGAGTACCTAGAGGAGAAGAACATTGAATTAGACAAAGGCGAGTATCACCGACTCGCTACCCGTGTAACAGAACGTTACTTGAAAGAGTTTAAGGTAAAGCCCCGTGTGGTGGCTAGAGCTGACTCTAGGGGGCGGTTTATGAGGAAGTCTTCCGGGTACGAACAGGAGAATCTCTGGATTATCGATGAAGCGTTAAAATCAACAACACATAAGGTTTTACCACATAAACCTTAAAAGAATAATATTCATTTACAAATAAGTAAACAAAACCAAGTAAATACATAAAAATTCCCTAATTGAAATGAACTCATATTCAATAGGAATTATGTGGTACACGCAATCTGTAGTTGATTTTTTGTACAAACCTGATACAATTGTACTTAAAGGCAAACCCCGCCACCAGTTACAAGCTAGCGACGGGATATTAAATCTAGTACATATGTTATGTTGATACTAGCACAGTGGAACGAAAAAAATCAAGAGTGGGAAGATTATCAAGAACCAGAAGAAAATACATCTTCCTTGCCCAAAAGCGATCGCTCTGTCTTCACTCCATCCTCCCCAATTCTTACAGCAGAGCACGTCAAAGCAGCGCGAGCAGAGCTTCGAGAGCAAATTAAGGTGCAAAACTTTACAAACAGCCGTCTTCTACAAATACTTGGTAGCATCAATTTCCACACGTATCATATTGCAACCGCTTGGGGTGCTCTAATTAAAGAAGTAGAGCACGAGGAAGACTCAAAAAATAAAGTAGTTACATATTATATCAACCGCGATCGCCTCCAAGAAATGCTCTACACATCCGACCAAGGGGAGTTAGAAGGACAATTTGCATCTACCGAGGCATCAAAATACTTCAAACGATATTGGCCTCAAGCTTGTCACTCCCGAAGAATCTTTCGCTTGTGTCGTGATTTCTTCCGTTGCTTGGGAATAATGGATTGTGAACCTGGTATAGCTAGAACTCGCGAAATACCTGTAACCCGCCAAATCAACCTCAAACGTATGTTGATACTGTATGAGGTGGTAGAGGATGAGTTACGCGCCAGAGGCAAAGAAGACTTGTTGCCAAAACACAATGGTGCCAACGTCATTCGCATTTTTGATGCTGTGTTTGATGGTGTTGCCAAGTTCCGCCGCCCTGACTGGAAGTTTGACTTAGGGGCATACATCCACCAAGAGCAGCTAGACCACACACCAAAGCGGGAAATCATCAAACCCCAAGTCTTCGTCCCCCCAACTCCCTGGAGAGAAATTGCTAGGCGCGCTGGCGTTGCTTTCTGCAAAGAAGTTGGAAGGTTTGTTCGCGCATTCCCCAATAGGTACGACTTGGAAAAATATTTGCAGCGAAGGCGAAGGGAGCTTGCGATCGCATAATGCTGGTACAGTAGTTGTCAATATTGACAAATATTTCTTACCTAGTCTCTTGACAATAATTTGAATGGGCACTTAAAATAATGATATGAAAACAAACGGGTCGCCGCCGATACGGGTGTAAAAGGTCAAAATGGGAATCAAAGAATTAATCGCTGCTCACCTCAATACTTCCGCTTCACAAATCACCAAAGTTACCGAGTTATATAAGGTTTGGTGTGTAGTAGTTGCAGGTCGTCGCTCAAGATTTGTTTCCAAACTACAAGTATTAGGAGAAGAAATTAAATCTCTTTCTCCTATAACATGGACGCTCACGGCTCAAATGCGCCGCCAAGAGGGTAAAAAGTGGGTGGCAAGAATTGATGGATTGTGCAAAGAATACGGTTTCAAGCGTACTTTTCTCTCTGCTCAATTCATTGAGTGGGGTAAATACGGCATGAAAAAGGCAGTATTTGAAATCCAAGAGCCGGGCTACTATCAAGATTCGGATGGAGATTACTTCCGCGTGTTCGTGAGTGGTAATTCTTTAGATGCTGAATGTTGCTCAAAGTTAGAAGTACAAGCTCGGTTTGGTGTAGTAAAAGTTTAATTCTAGGGGCTGGGTGCGACGCCATAAATCCGCACAAACGTGTCTTCTACGAAAAGGATGTCAAAAATGGTTTCTCAGCAAGAATATGATGCTGTTCGTCGTAATTTAGATCGCACTCGCGCACTCAAAAATGAGTGTCAAAGAGAATTAGCAATTTGGAAGAGATTAGCAGTTTCTGGTATTTCAATTACCGAAGAATATGGCGATCGCCTCATCAAGAAAATCAATCAATATGCAGGGTCTACAGATTTTGATGATTTATCCCTACCTGCACAGTTAATGTGCGCGATCGCTTGGAGTAATTACCCCTCAGACGCATTTACAGATTTGGTAGATGAAATTGAGAAATTCAGTCCTGATTTAGCCAAAATTATCAGCGATTGCGGAGTTAATTTCCGTGTATTAGGTAAGGGTGATAAGTGTAAAGCTTCAGGGTGGGAAATTCCTCATGTTTTATACATAGATACAGAGGAATGGTATGAGGACATTCCCAAAAGCGATCGTCTTTGGGATGAAGATGATGACTTGCGTGAGCAAATCGATGATGCTATTAACCAATATGCCAATGATTTGGTTGATGAAATCAAAGATGCTTTGCAAGAGGATTTTGATTTGAGTTTGCAAGAGTTATATCAGTTACTCAGGTGAACTACCTACACTGACCTGACGGTACAGTGTAGGTAGTTCACTCGCAGTGACATCTTGTATTTATTATCTATAAATGTATTTGCGGTGCTGAGTTATGTCGTGATGAGAATGCTGCACTGAACATTTTGGCTAAGTCATTAAGAACGGTGGGGCACACCGGGATCTACGCTTGGGGACAGAACGACCTCTGTTTAGACTTGGAGACAAGTGTAAATAAGTCGGCTGGTTGAACCAAGAATTCCCCGACTTCAAGTCGGGGAGTGTCAAAAAGAACCTCCGGGAGCTTGGAAACCGCGTCTCTTTAGAGCGGGGCGGAAAAGCGACAATGCGGCTAAAGCCGCCGTATCTCTAGTGTCGGGCATGGTGCGGATCATTGATGTACGCCATTACATGAGATGTGCTGACTTTTCCCGAAGTGTCGTAGAAATAACTGCGCGTCCAGAGCGAGGGAAGTGTCTTAAGATGCGTAAACTCATCTCTTAACAACTTAGAACTGCGCCCCTTGAACGCTCTAGCAACCTCACAGATAGCAGTCTGCTCATCGTACTCTACAAGCAAGTGAACGTGGTCTGGGGCGATTTCTTTAGCCTTGATAATCCATTCCCGGTCATGAGCAACAGAGTCGAGGATTTCAGACAAGCGAGTTTTCACGTCTCCTACTAAAACAGGTTTTCTACGTTTGGGAATCCAGACTAGATGAACCGTTGCCAGTCCTACAGAGTGGTTATTGTGCCGATACCCGATAGAATCTTTTCTCATTTTGTTTGGTTGATGGCTTGACATTTATCAACCAATATCTTATCGTTAGAAATGTAGACACTCAATCACTTATCAACCAAAAGGAGATCATACAATGCGTTATTTCATTTGGCAGGTTCCTGGTCAACTCAAATCGGAATGTCTCGCGACTGATAAAAGTTTTGAAGAACTTCGTGACTCCTTTTTTCATGAGGAGTACGGCTTAAGAGAGGTCGATGAAAAAGAGTATAGAGAAGAGGTCGATTACAACAGTTCTTCTAGAAATCCCTGGAATTAACAATGCAATACGGATGCCAACAAAATCTGTTGCATCAGAAACCTCCGGGAGTTTGGCGACCCCGCGACTTTAGTCCGGGGTGGAAAAACGACACGGGTACTTCAGTGCCCGTGCTATAATAACTATGGATGCAATTATTCAGTCCTAAATGCAAACTATATCCGTAAAATGTAAGCTTCAAGTCCCTGTAGAGTTGCGGTATGAAATTGACCGTACTTTGCAGGGATTTGCCGATGCTTGCAATCAGATATTGAATACTGCAAAGGAGCATAAACAGTGGAACACAACCAAGCTTCATCACCTGTCTTATAAAACAGTGAGAGAGGATACTGGGTTGAGTTCCAACCACATTTGCATGGCTATCCGGCGCGTAGTCGGTAATGTCAAAGCTGTAAAACAGATTCATAAATTTAGACCAACCTCGATTAGCCTGAATCAAAGAACATTTAGATACTGGGAGGAAAAGCAAGAAGTAGGCATTACCTTGTCGAAGCGTCACAACTTTAAGTTGTCTATTGGTAATTATCAATTGGCTTTGCTGAAAGGACAAAACCCCACTGCGGCGACGCTTTGTAAATCCAAGAAAGGTGACTACTACATCAATATCTGTGTTGATTTGCCCACCGACCCCATGGGTAAAACACCAAAAGTAATTGGGGTTGATTTGGGTAGACGCGATATTGCTACCACTTCTACGGGTCAATCCTGGAGTGGTAAGCAGATTCAATCGGTTCGTGACCACTACAGCAAGGTCAGGGCGAACGTTCAAAGCAAACGCACTAGGAACTCTAGAAGACTTCTTAGAAGGCTCTCCGGCAGAGAACGCCGCTTTCAGGAATGGTTGAATCACAACATTTCTAAGCAACTTGTTCAAGATGCAAAGCGCAGTAATTCCACTTTGGCTTTTGAAGATTTGACTAATATCAGAGAATCTCTCAATCAAAAGCCCAGAAGTAAGACTGAACGCCGCAGAACTAATAATTGGGCGTTCTACCAACTGCGTTTGTTTGTTGGATACAAGGCGAATATCGCTGGTGTCCCCGTTGTTTTTGTACCACCCGCCTATACATCTCAAAGCTGTTCCCGATGCGGAGGTATTCACCCAATCAAGGGTAAATCCTATCGCAACGGTAAAGTTTTTAAGTGTGGTCGTTGTGGCTTTGAACATGATGCTGATATAAATGCGGCTCTTAATATTGCTGCTTTGGGGAAGTCTGTAAGCCTTCCTGAAAGTCCGGGGGTGAGTTGTCAATTGCAGGGGCAAATGCCTCTGTTTCCGATATCTCAAATCTGAGGCTAAAGCCCCGTCTCTTTAGAGCGGGTAAGCTTACATACTCCCTCCCAGCACCTAGTCGGGGGTTTGTTGCTTTTGCCCTCGGCAAAGTCCCTAGAAGGGGGAGGCGCTGCCCCCATTAATCTTTGGTAGTCCATCAATAGCTCCCTTTGGTCATTGGTAAATTGCTTCTTAAGCCTGTCATACACAATTCAAAAGCGTCACAAAGATCATCATGACTGGTAGAACCAAACTCAGTAATTTGTTGTACCAATCTGCCCATAGGACGCCTGCTATCTTTCATTGTACGACCATACATATTGAACCAGACTAAACCATTGGTAAACAGTCCTGTGTGCTTCCTTAGTCTGTACAGCTTATCCCCCCGCCCTGACGCCGGAACTGGGTGAACACGCCAAGTCACTATTTTTTTCTGCCCAATAATGTAATCCTCATAATCACCTTGCAGAGATAGTCCATAAGCTGAAGAGTCAAAGAATAGATTTAATCCTGATTCCGGAACCTCTAGCCACTCACCTTTTTCTGGGTCAAACAGTTTAACAGTAGGCAGTAAGTGTTGCCACATATCCCAAATTTCAATCATGGCATCAAGCTTTTCGATATTGCCCATGATCCTGTCTTCCCAACTGTCAATTATCCAATACTGGTCGGGGTCATTCTTGGCTCCTTTCACCAAGCCACCCAATACCATCGCCGTGTAGTCATTTGATTCCTTCTTGCCAGCTGACAAGTCGCAACCCAGCACAAGGGTGTCAAACCTGGTCGGGATAATAGCGCGTTGAATTAACTCAGGATTAATCGACTGCTCTTTAACACGAACAACTTTGTTTTGGCGCTGAAATGCGAATTCAATCGGCATTTCTTCGCGCTCTTTTTGTAGTCTTACTAGAGGTGTACCGGGTGATTTGTCATCTTCAGGTTCCCAATAGCTGTACTCTGTGCCGTCTTCCCGCTCTAGTAATGCAGACTGCCTAATGACTCGCCAACGATTCTCCTCTGTAAACTCAGTACAGTAAATATCATTTGCAGCCATCTGCGTACCTAAGCACAAGGCCCGGCTTCCATCGTAGCGACAGAATTGAACCACAGAACGCCATGTGGAAACCATCGCGTCACGTATTGATTGCGCTCTGATTGCTTCTGGGGATTTAATTAGGTCGTCCAAAAATGCTAGGTGACAATTATGTGCAAGAATTTTATTAGCAAAGAAATTATGATTACCTTCTACCTCGATATCATATACTTCTTCTTGAGATTCTATTTCACTAATATTAGTAATCACATCGACAGACCAATCACCGTCTTTATAGGTGACAAGCCAGTCTCCTACCTCCAGATTTTTAGCTTGCACGTAACCATATGTGGCGACATACAAAGGGTGTTCTGGTGTTAATTTGACTTGTAATCCTTCATGTGTTGTTATTTCGATTATTTTGTGGGAGATGCGGGATGCGATCGCATTAAGTTTCCCCCACTCCAAATCCTCTGTTGTCTCATTGAAAGTAATGATGTAAATACCAATATAATTTCCTAATTCTGCAATTGGTATTTCACCTTTCTCAGTCAGTACCCTGGTTTCACCAACAACACACCGGCGGGAGTTTAAACCACCATTTAAACCACCGCAAACATAGGTATACTGCTCCTCGGTAGATGGTAAGCCCGCCCAATCGAGATCAATCATCCATTCTTTTTCACCCCACTTTTGTTTAGAAGGACGTACCCAAGGGAATATCTCTTGGTATTTTGGTGATTGCAAGATGGCTTGGATTTGGCGAGAGCGAGGTAGTGCAGTCTCTATGTTGTAGCTGATGCCTAATACTTTAAAAGCTAATCTGATCCAAGGAGATGTATGAATACCAATTTCATAAGAGATAAATTGGGCTAAAAACGTAGAATTATGGGTTACGACATAATCGCGAGTAATGTATCTTTGATTGGGATGTTCAACGGTAATACATTGCATTTCTACATCCCCAATATATTCAATATTTACAATACCTCTAGTTGGTTTATATGTCGTACAAGGTGAATACAAACAAGACTTTCTTGGCAACCTAAAAGGCTGTATATCCTCTGGTAACTTAATTTCCACGTTATAGCTAAGTTTGCCCTGCCGACGTTCTCCTTTATGCTTATACCAAGGTTTCTGCGGTTTTTGGTGTGTAGCAATTCCTCCAAGCGATCGCACCAAATCAATAACATCATCAGCTAGTTGCTTGGATGTTGTAGAGTAACTAAGCCCCCCTCCACCTTTATGCTTTTTGGATACAGTGCCGTCAGTATCCATTAACCCTTGTAGTAAGAAAATCCTATCTTCTACAGAGGAAAATAAATAACTTTTTGGTATGAACTTTTCAGAAGATCCATGCCCAGTTAATCCTAGCTTGCGGATCTCTTCTAAAAAAATGCTTTTGCTAGCTTTACCTTTTTTAATTGTTTTTGAAATTATAAATTGATTTTCTCTTTTCCCTATTTGTTTGACTGAATACCCTTTAGGTAATGTTTTCCTTACGAATTCAACAACATCTAAATCACTCTTACTAAACCTAACTGAATCTGGGTAAAAAGTTCCATCACCAAGCAATACACCCATAGTGTAAGGATTTATCACCAAATTTAGCTTGGGAAACTCAATTGGTTTAGTAATAGGAATGAAGAATTTAGGATAACCTCTATAGTCTAACCAAGGCTTCTCTTCTGGTAGAGCATCTCGGTAAATAGTCTCTTGCTCGATGCGGTCACCCCTTTTAACTCTACGACTTAATACAAACACCTTTGATCTAATTTGATTTAGTGGTAAAGTCTTAAATTCTTTTGGGTTGCTTCCATAAAGACTCCTTACCGTCCAAAGGTGGTCATCAGAACACTCTACGGTTGCCCCGTCAGTAAAAGTTATCTTGTAACAAGATTTTCTACCTTGAGGGTGGACGTGAGTGACTGTTGTTGGAGTACCATCATCCGCTATAACTAAATCACCTTGTTTTATATCCCCCATACATTTCCATCCAGATGGGGTTAAAACAAACTCTGTTAAAGGTTGTGCTTTTGCACTTTCTCGCGGAGCCAAAACCAAAGTATCATTCCCCGCAATACCTTGTAAGTATCTCGAATCTTGCCCTGTAAATAGAGCTTCTAACCACACTTTCATATGATCATAAGTTTTGTGATTGGCAATAGCCAGTCTAAAAAACTCAAACGACTGCCATGACTGCGCTTGCACTGGTGTGGCATTGGCTAGTGCCATCTCAAAAGTTATCCACTCCCGCCACTGTTGCTCTGCCGTAGCGCGATACTTTGCAGCGTTCTTTTTTGCTTTGGTTTTGAGGCGGGGGGATAACTGGGATGGAAGGACAAGCATTACAGTTTAGATTTGATAGATGCGATCGCCTGCTTTATTGATTCGATATCAGATTTGTGCTTGGATGCGATCGCTTTCTCATCTACTTCCTCAACACGGGAAATTAGTATAGAGACTTCATCTAACCAATCACTTAAGCAATCTGAAATATCTTGTTTAGTGTATCTTCCATAATTAATAAAAAGCGGGTTTCTTAACCATCGATGTGGTTTTTCATGGATTGTGTCATGTTCTTCAATTAATTTTTTGATATTGGGTACTCTGTCTTTCACCCCCAAAGAGAAAGTAACAGGGTATAACTTGCTATCTTCTTCTTGCTTTATAAAAAATTCTGGTAATTCGTTGTAAGTACTGGCTATTACTCCAGGAGAATAACAATTATTGTTAAGCTTTAGCACTATACCGTTGAGGTGTAACCAGTAGATCAACCGTGGATCTACGTGCTCAGGGTTCATGTCAAATGCGTACCAGGTTTCTGTTTTATTCATTTTTTTGAAGAATGTTTTCTTTGATATGTAATGCGATCGCTTGTTTTATCAACGACTTCTAACTTTACACTTTAATCCTTGTGCAACAAGGTTATTAAATACTTCACCTTGTTCAATTTCATCTGAACACTCGACTACTACTGTATATTTCTTTTCTTTTTCAGATTTATCTTTAACTTCATCTATAAGTTGATTGTCTTGATTATCTGCTATAAATTGAAGTTCACCATCAGAGAAAAATCCTGATAAATCAACTTCTTTCTCTAGTTCCAAGAGAACATCAATACTCCAGTTGAGGGAAACTTGACTCGTGCGATTGTCCGCTATAGCTAATTTTTTCGCTTTCTCATCAGTATCTAAATTCAAGTCGGTGCGACGAACAACAACGATTTCAGAACCATCAGTCTCAATGACAATCGCATTTTCAAAACCACTTTCTACAGCTGTCTCAAGAGTTTTATTTCCTGCAATGGTAACGTTTCTAGAGTCAACCAAAATTGACCTGCCAGCACCTAACTCTTGTAATGACTTCTCCAACATATAACGCCCGCGCTCCGTACCTTTGTTGGCGTTATTTGGGTCTGGGATTAAATCAGATAGTTTTATTTTTTTGACTTTTGATTCCGACATAATAACTTTTAACTTTTGAGGGGTTCGGGGAGCTATAAGTCCCGCGCTGTATGCGAAGCATCAGCGTCGGGATACATGGACTCCCGCGCTTGTCGATTCCCCTCGACGGGGATGAGACAAGCATTTACCAGTAGCTATAGCTTGTGGTAGTACCCGTAGGGTCAGCGTCGGGAGGATGTCACTCATCAATAACAACAGCACTAGTTTGAATAACGTTTTCATTTGGATCTACAACAATATAACCTTCTTTTTCTATCCTCCTCATAGATGTATTCACGTTTATCCAATAATCAAGTCCTGTTGCTGCACTGATTTCTTGTGTGGAGCGTGTTAATACCTGACTCCAATAATTTATTTCGCTAGGGCTAAGTTTCTTGAGTTCTATTATTTGTTCTTCATGACTGAGAAATTGTATTCTCTTTAGATCCTTTGCTCTCATCTGAAAAATAGCGTGAACATAATCCCTCACTAGTCTATGCGCTTTGTAATTAGCACTAGCAATTTCTGAGAGTTCCTCACTCAATTTTTCAGATGTTTTTTCTAAAGTCTTTTGCTGAACAATTTTGCGCATCTCTGCTTGGAATTGTTCGCGCTGCCCAACCCAATCCTCATCTGAGCACCACTTACCAAGCAAACCTAGCGATCGCTTCGACAATTTTGCTAATTCTCTTAAACCTATTTGCTCCCCTTCAACATAGCGGTGTCTGCAAGCCTCTCTACTCCATTCGTGCTTAGGCAACTTCTTCTCCTTCAATCAACTTCAAAACTTCCAATATTGAAAACACAGGGTATTCAGCAAGACCACTCGCAAAGTCACCATAGCGAGTAGAAACAGCAGTAGGTTTTCCAACCTTAAAAAGTCTGCAATCTTCTATTGTTGCAACTATCAAATCAGGAAAACTCTCAAGTGCTCTACATCTATCCTTAGGTTCAAGACTACAAAATAAATTTACTAATTCAGTTTTCCTATACTGCGCAGTGATTGTGCTGATGAAAGCTTTCAATCTTAGCAATTCGTTTACTCGCGATCGCTTGGCAATAAATCTCTTCACTGATTCAATATCACCACACTCATCTGTATTACCAGCAATGAAGTTGAAATATTCTAAAAGCCGCGATCGCTCCTGTTCTTGCTTACTCAAGGTGCTACTCCTGTTCCGAACAAACTAGGTTGATTTTTAGTAGACATCAGATATTGCCAAACCCGAAGGTTGTACCGAGCGTCATTTAGTGCGTCGTGTTTGGTGTCTTCTTGGTTTGGTATGGGGGGACGCCCTAACTCCTCTTTTAACTGTCGAATATCGTTGCAATGGTGAGGCATCCCTTCAGGCAGGGCAACCATCGGCCCGTACAATTGACACAAAGACACCCAATCATATGCAGAATTATTTGCCCATAATTCAGGAGCTATTCCTTGATTAACCCCAAAGAAATCTACTAACTCAGATGCGATCGCACTTCTTGGTTTCCACAATGGTGTAGTGTAAATCGCACCAGATGGGTTGTACCAGGTAAAGTTATAGTCAGTAGGTGGAAGCAGGGGCAATACGTTTTGTTGAACCCAAGGGTTGCAATTGTTGGGGTTAAAGTCTCGCGATACTGCGTAGTACTCGCGCCCGTCTTCGCAAACTGCACCAATGGAAATTAAATCAATTAAAGTTCCCGTATCATTAAATTCGGTATCGAAGAAATATCTTTTTAGCACTTAAAATAGCAATAACAGACAAGTGTTCACTATTATGATAGAACCAAATGAAAATTATTGGGATAACTACAATCCAGATACCGATTTTCAATCCTTAACACCAGTAGACAGGCGTTCACAATCTGTTGTCGGAAGTGGCAACATCAAAGTTCAAAATGCTGGATATGACCCTATGTGGGTGTTCACTGAATTTGGCGATCGCTTGCGACTGCTCCCTGCGGATTTGTACGACTCGGTTTTCGAGGCAATCAAAGGTGGAACGACAAACCCAATGCTTGCGATGTACATCAATACCTACAGTGGTGGAGCCACTTTGAATAGTTTGTGGGAACAAGAAGCTAAACGTTACTTACCAGATTTAAAATAGTTGTACCGATTTTCCTCTTCTTGCGATCGCACTTCACCAGGAGAACGCGATCGCTTCTTTTTTGGAAGTGGACTTTTTGAGATAAATTTTTCTACGCAATTAGGAGGGGCACATCTAGTGAACCTCACGACATCTGTCAAAAACAAAAAAAGGTTTTCCGGGAGGGTTGCGGTGGTATGCGATCGCACTCCTTAAATTATTAGTTGTCATTATTGACAACTAAGTTATTAGGATCTATATTAGATTTACAACCAGAAATTAAAATCAAAATGAAAACCGAACTAGGATATTTTCAAAGACAGGCACTGATTGAAAAACTAGTACAGCGCTTTGCTGCAATAAATGGCTACAACATTGAGCCTGTGCAGATTTTGGATGCTAATCATCCACAAATCAAAATTTGGATAGCAATGGCAGAAGCGGCTGTTGAAGAAATGGAAAATGCAATCAACGAAAAGTAATCAAATTTTATGCTATTGAAAAACCGAATTAAAGCGATCGCGGGTTTGATATCAACAATAAGCTTTTTATCTTTAGCTCAACCAGCTAAGGGTGATATCAAATCAATGTGCTTATCTAGCGAACTAGTAAAAGTTATAGACAGATATACAGTTGTTTGCAGAGATGAATCAAAAGAAATTGATGGTGTTCTTGTTTCTTTAAGGAGATTTAATTCTAATCTTAAAACAATGACATGGGTGTCTGTAGTATTCACTAACAAATATCCAAAGTCAAGACTTGTAACAATTGATGCTTCATGGGGTCAAAGCATCAATTCTCAAATAATTCAATTTTGGTTAACAGGTAGAACCTTTGAAAAATGGGAAAGCACACCTAATAGAAAACTAATAAATCAATACAAAAACGAAGTCTCGATGTTGCTTGACATCGTCGAAGAACCACCAATGAAATTTTGAAAATTAGTAGAGATACTGTGGAAAATATATCAAAGAACATTAACATCATCCCGATGTTGTTATTGGTTTGTTTAGCAACTAGTGTGTTTGTTATACCGCGATCGCAAACATCAAAAAGAGATAGAATTATCTATTCTGGGTATTCAAACAAAACTCATTTGGAAATACTAGAAGATGTCTTTAATCAAAAAGAGTGTGAAGAGCTAGAAAAACAAGGTAAGAAAACTCACTGGGATAAAATAAACGGTATTTGTTGGGAGAGCGTAAAAGATGACTAATAGAAGAATGTTAAAGAAAGTATTCTATTGCTACTCAGTTGAAAGTTACGATTTTGAACCTGTATATCTAATAGGCGAAACAGGTTCTTGGGGGTCAATAGATATAGATGATGTAGAAAAATCAATTGCAGAATGTAAAGATATTTTATTAAACCATCCTTCATTTTCAATTAGGTACTCAATCGGAGATGACAAAGAATCAAACACATGGAAAACAGACTCAATAGAGTTTTTCAAAAACACTAATGAAGACTCTGAAAATTATGGTGTGTTTTACGCTACTTGCGTCCCCGCCAATGAAGCAACCAAGAATCGATATCAATCTGTCAATGATTAGCTTCAATTGACAATATAATTGGCAGAATTGACAAATAAGATGGCAAAATAAAAGAGCAGCGTCTACTGCTCTTTTATTGTTTTGCGGAGAAAACTGATGAATATCCTATCTAGCTCTAATAATAGCACTTTTGAATCAATTCGCCGTGTTGATGACTCAGGATTAGAGTATTGGTTGGCTACAGAACTTTTAACTTTACTAGGATACAAAGCTTGGAAGCGAATTAAAGAGACTGTTGAAAGAGCAAAAATAAGTGCTCGCATATCTGGGCAAGACGAACTCCGCCATTTTGTCGATGTTGTCCAAATGGCGCAAATTGGAGGATCTCAAGCATTTCGACAAGTGCTGAAAGATTTTAAGCTATCAAGATATGGATGCTACTTGGTAGCCATGAATGGAGACCCTCGAAAACCAGAAATAGCAGCGGCACAAGCTTACTTTGTCGTCAAAACCCGCGAAGCAGAGGTTGTAATACCCCAACAATCCGAAACAATCAAAGAACTAGAACTTCAGCTAGCTTTACAAAGAGAAATTAACAGAGGACTAGAAATTCAGCAGCGCGGTCAAGAGCTTGACAACTCAATGATCGCTCTACATGGTGTAGAAGTTGTATTAGCCCTCCGTGGGAAGCAAGATCAACTTGTCCGAGTAGAGACGATCGCAACAGAAATAGTTGAACCACAAACAGGAAGTACTGCGAAAATATTGACAGCGGATCAACTCAAAGCGGAAATCAAAAAGCGTACGGGTCAAAAAGTACCCTCCCAAAAGTGGATAACCGACAAACTTCGCAAGCTAGGTAGAGACGATTTGTTGCTCGCAGTAACGCGCCACTATACGAACGAGTACGTGAAACCAGAAGCTTTAGAAGAAGCGATCACACTCCTTTTTGGCACCAACCGCCAAATGCTACTTGGGGAAACCCCTTCTAAAGGCTTCTGCTAGGAGATCGCTCTTAATCGCGATCGCACTCTCTTTCCACTCATGGATTATTGCTGGAATATCTTCCTCAGAAGCTTCTTGGATTTCTTGTACAAATTCGAGAAGCTCTTCAGTATCAAAAGTAGTTAACCAGTCGCATTTGTTTTCTATTATTGATTTTAAAATGTAATTGAAAAGATATATTTCTATCTTTTTAGTTGTCATAAATGACAATAAATGTGTCATAATAGTATTATCCCAAACGATGTTGTACTTAAACAATCTAAACTTTGAAGGATACTCCAAAAAGCCAAAGCAAGAGTACCGTAAAGACATTAAAAATTTCAATGTCTTTGTTCAGGAAACAACATTTGAGCGACATTTAGAACTAATAAACATCAAACAATTCGAGGAAATTATATGCCTATTAGAGGTTTGACGGATGGGTCTAGGAACTCCCTTGGGAGGATAGAAATCTCTGTCTTTAAGGGTGCGAGAAAGACGGAAAAAATGGCTGGTAAGGATTTGGGGAGTAGATTGAGAATCACCACCCCAAATCAAGCCATAAAAACAATTCTCTCCCGGCATTACGGGCAACCGGATGCCAATAGTGACTTTTTGGCGGAGAAGATCAACATCTATCTAGCTTACGACGAGGTTGACAGAACCTTCCCAACCGCAATGAAGGCACATGAACACTCAGGATTTCTCTTGGAGTGCGATCGCCACACAATTTATCGTAAATGCGTACCCACAAAAGATGAGCACGGTAACGTGTGGCGTCCAATCAGGGAGGTAAACGAACCATGCCCCATGAGAGATAAAGATTTTATGGGTCAGTGCCCCAATGGATGTCAGAAACAAGGAGAACTCCTTTTTTACCTCAAAGAGGTGCTTGACGCTGACATGATGGTACCGGCGCGACTGACAACTCATAGCTACGAAGATTTGACATATGTAACTAGTAAATTAGAAGAAATATCAAACCTAACTGGTGGCAAGCTAACATCCTCCCCTTTCCCTTGTTACCAATATCACCACCACATTCCAATGATCCTTACTCGCACAGAGGTAAAAACCAAGCGCCCACAACTTGAAAACGGTATGCGAACTGGCAAAAAAGCAGATCATAAAGTTTGGGCGCTCTCACTAGATTTTGATCCTAATTGGGTGGCTTTGTACCGACAATGGCAGATGTTACAGGAAATGACCCTTAGAGGGTTAAAGCCACCCCAAAGTGCGATCGCGGGGTTGCTTAGAGGTGAGGTAGGGACAATCATTGACGTAGAATCTAACACAGTAGAACCCCTGTCTCTACCCTCCTCTGAAGACAAAAGTGAACAAGTATGGAAAAGCTTCTTAGACGCTCTTTCAAGATGCGATACAAAAGATAAAATCCATCAGTTACATTCTTGGGCTCAAAAACCCAAACAGTGGCAATACCTCAAACACCACGAAGAAGAAATTAAAACTTGCATTGAAAGCGCGATCGCAGAACTAGAATTCTAATCAAGCTGGAGAGATGATTCTAAAGATTTCCTCCAATCTCTCCGCCAGAGCACGCTGTACTTGAACTATCTCATGAGGGTGTAGCCTTAAAATTTGGTCTATAAGCCTGTCTATTTCAGTGATTTGCGGGCGTTTACCTGTAGCTAGGTACCGCTTAATTTCTTCAAGAGACCATCCTTTAGCATCAGCCAACTTGAGCAAGCTACCATCATTAGGGAAAGATGTTGAAGTTGGGTTTTCCCAATTTTGAATAGCTGTCCAACTTACGTCTAGTTGAGATGCTAACGCCCTTTGAGACTTATCACCTCGAATTTCTTGGACTATATCGCTCAATCTTTTTTTCTCTTTAAAGGTAGCCATATTACCCCCACAGTAGAAACTACACCTCAACAATACTGTAATAATGACAAATAAGGATTGTCAAATTGACAATTTTTGACTACAAATGTGTCAATGTTATGTCAATTTGACAAAATATGTAGTAAGGTATAGCAACAAGTATTTTTTGTAATGGTCAAGAAAGTTAAAAGAAATAGTGAACCACCTAGAAGTTATTACACACTCGATCTAGGTGTCCCCTTAGCATCTTGCCTTTCTCATGCTTCAGTAGCCTTGAGCAAGCACAAAAGGGAAATTGTAGTTGATGCCTTAAAGTTTTATATCCCGCTAGCTTTACCCAAAAACAAGCTAAGGGTTTTTGTACCTAAAAACTGGTTAGAGACAAATCTAGATTCTAGAAGGAGTTTTGTATCGGGGAGGAAGTATAAGAAATCCCCGTCTGGATTCTCAATAGAGCTAGACAACGAGACCAACAAGGTATTGTGTCACGCGAGCATTGAAATTGGCATACCAGAAAGAGAAATCATAATTTTGGCTCTGAAGCAATATTTGCCAAATGTTTACCCACCAGCAAAAGAAATATTGGAGGTAGCAGAAATTGATAGAGAACTTGTTAAAACAAATAGTTGAACTTGAGGAAAAGCACGAGGTTCCTGTAGACGATCGCACCTGTATCAAAGCAGGGGATAGTTGGGCTTTGTATGTCCGCGATCGCAAGTACCAAGCCTTGTTTGGACATAATCGTACCTACTTTATTAACTCACAATTGCTGTCTTTGTGGCATAAAGGTGTTTTGTTGGCAGTACTGGAAACATGGCTTCAGGATAGAGGGTGGGATTTCTCCTCAAGTTCTGGAGATGGTACTTTTTTAGTTCAAATTTTTAGAAAGGATTCTATTCTCCCATTGGGATCATCGACTCATGAAAGCTATCCTTGTGCTTTTTTAGGTGCTTACGTGGAAGCTTTAGATTTTAGTTCTGAGGATATGTTTCGCTGGCAAGAGGTAGAGGGTAGAGGGCAGAAGGAGACAAAATTCTATGTCTAATTCTTCAAACTTCAAGGTAGATCCGATTACAAAAATAATGTGCGATGGGTGCGGGAAGGATATGGGGTATGCTATTGCTCCCATACCCCCAATTTGCTTTTGCTCCCAAGATTGTTTTTTAGATTCCAAGAGAGTTTGTGTTTCTAGTAAAGAATGGCAAGTTGCGTATCTGGTTGCTAGAGGTTTAAGCAACGATGAGATTGCAGAAACTATGGGAATTGGAGTCAAGACAGTCCATACACATGTTTCTAGTATGTTGGCTAAGAACAACCTCAAAAACAGAGTTCAGCTAGCGCTTCTGTTTTGGTCTGGGAATGTCATAACCACTAAACAACAAAACCAAGTACAAAGAGAAATTGCCCTTCAGGAGAAAGTTAGGTGAAAAAATATGCTTTGGTTTATTTTTCAGGGGCAGGGGGGACTAGTTTAGGTGCGATCGCGGCAGGATATAAAACCATTGGCATAGAGATAGATGCGGCGATCGCATCCCTCTACAAAACCAACTGCGGGGAAGTTGTGGTAGGTGACGTAACCACGATTGACCCTGCTTCCCTTGCCCCCAGTCCAGAGGAGAGGAGAAGAGAAGGAAGCTATCTTGTTTGGCAGATTTCTCCTCCTTGCCAAGAATTCTCACGCGCTAATAATAATCAGGACAAAACTTCTGTTCGAGCTACTATTTTAGAGAACATTACCAAGCACCTAAAAATTCTGCTACCTGATTTTGTATGGTTAGAGAATGTGCCTGAATATTGCTACTCGCCAGCTTATATTAATTTCTGCAATAGTCTGCGATCGCTTAATTACTCTCTGTCGCATCAAATCGTAAATGCTGCTGATTTTGGCGTTCCCCAATCACGTAAAAGGTTGATTATGATTGCGGCAAAGCAAGGATGGGGTGTACCTCTGTTAACTCCAACTCATACTCAGTTTCCACTACCACAGCTTTTTGGTGACAATTTCCTACCTTGGGTAGGTTGGTATGAAGCTATTAAGGATTTAATTCTTGAGTTACCAAAGTCAGAGTTAACAGAGAAACAAAAAGCAGCGATCGCGGACTACCCACATCAAAACTTGCTTGTAGAGCGTATTGGATATTATGAAAAGCCAAAGGTTGCTTTATCCTCTCTTCCCTGTTGGACACTAAGAGCTTCTCTTGGAGATGATGGTAAGGGTGGCGATCGCACAAAAGTGATTGACGTTGTTTTATCTGATGGAGATGTGCGTAGTCTCAACAATAGATCTCTTGCCAGATTACAATCTTTCCCAGATTGGTATCAATGGTCTGGAAAAGCATCGGTCGACATTCGCGGAATAGGAAACAGTGTACCCCCACTGCTTAGTCAAAAAATTTTTGAGGTTATCAATTTATCTGTCAGTATTGACAAGGAGGTTTTAGTTGGAGCTTGAAAAAGTAGCACTATTAGCATTAATTTCTTTTGTGATTGGTATCGGACTGGGCATCCTCTTAGAGGACTCTAGTTTGCCTTAATAATTTATTAAGATTTCAACAATTACAAAAGTTAATGGTATAGTTTATAGTTAAACTATCGCACTCCCCACAATAATTGCGATCGCCAAAACCCGCTTGTTGTCTGCGGGTTTTGATGTATCAAAAATCTTCCCTTCTGCTTTGCCAGAATTGCAGATAAATTCAGAATTATTTTAGATTCAAATTTTATAAAATCTTCTACAATATGTCGTTATTGACAAAAGTTATGTCAGAAAATTATGTCTGTAGTGTCAGAGAGATGGGTTATTAATCGGCGTGGTGAAAAAGTTGATTTAGATATATCTAGAATCAAGGAAGTAATTAAATGGGCAGCAGAGGGTCTGGACGTAAATCAAGTCCAACTAGAGTCTGAAATCAAAGTTCGTCTCCACTGTGGAATATCAACAAAAGAAATTCAGAACAATTTAATAGAAGCAGCACTAAGACTAACCTCTTTGCAAAATCCTGATTGGCGGTTTGTGGCAGGGAGGTTATTTTTATGGGGAATGCTAAAAGATATTTCTATTAACCGTGGGTATGGGTACGAAAATAAGGAAGAAGGAAGGAGTAAGAAGGAAGAAGGACGAAATAACTCTCATCCTTCTTCCTTTGTTACTCACGTTCAAAATCAGGTTACAAAAGGATATTACGATCGCAAAATATTAGATTATTCAGTTGAAGACTTGATTGAAGCTGGTTCGTGGTTAGATCCCGCGCGGGATTTAGATTATGACTATGCTGGAATATACCTTTTACAGAAGAGATATTTGACAACAGACGAATTACCACAAGAAGCTTACTTAGTAATTGCTCTTTTGTTGGCTCAACAAGAAGGGGAAAAGTGCTTAGAATGGGCGAAAAAATTCTATGATGCTATCTCACTAAGAAAGATTTCTCTTGCCACTCCCATACTTGCTTATCTGCGACGCCCTAATGCTAATTTGGCAAGTTGCTTTATCGTGGCAATGGAAGATTCTCTTGAGAGTATTTTTAAAACAGTACAAGACGTAGCACGTATAAGCAAACACGGGGGTGGCGTTGGTGTTGACGCAACTCGGATACGTGCTGCTGGTAGTTGGGTTAATGGTGTCAAGAATGCATCAAAGGGTGTGATTCCTTGGTGTTCGGTTCTTAATGCTACATCTGTCGCAGTGGATCAAGGGGGAAAGAGGGCGGGGGCTGTAACAGTCGCACTGAACTCTTGGCACTTGGATATCGAAGCTTTTTTAGAAATGCAAACCGAGAACGGAGACCCTCGTAGAAAAGCAAGAGATATTTTCCCTCAAGTCGTAATCCACGACGAATTCATGCGGAGAGTAGAGGGAGACGAGCTTTGGTCTCTAGTTGACCCTTATGAAATCAGAACAAAATTAGGAATTGAACTTGCCGAGCTTTGGGGAGAAGAATTTGAAGAAGCTTACGAGAAAATTGAAGATGCGATCGCACGGGAGGAATTAACTCTTTGGCGCGAGGTCAGAGCTAAAGAACTGCTCAAGCAAATAATGAAGGTGCGGTTGGAGACCGGTTTACCGTATATCTTATTCAAGGATGAGGTTAACCGCCGCAACCCTAACAATCATATAGGGCAAATACCTTGTGGAAACCTCTGTCAAGAGAGTTATAGCAACGTAGCTCCTAATATGTTTGCTCATACTTGTAATTTAGTCTCTCTCAACTTGGCAAACATAAACCGTGAAGAACTCGATTACTTCTGTGAGTTATCTGTCCGGTTGCTTGACAATTCAATAGATATCACAACAGCACCAATCAAAGAATCTACAAATCACAATACGATGTACCGCACCATTGGCATTGGTATTATTGGTCTTGCTGACTGGTGCGCTAAGAACAATCTTAAATACTCGCACTCTATTTACGAAATCGAAGGTCTCCACGAAGACATAGCTTTTTACAGCATTAGGGCATCTCACCATCTTGCGAAAGAAAGAGGTGCGTATCCGTGCTTTAGTGGTAGTCAATGGTCACAAGGACGATTGCTAGGTAGATCTCTCCAAGAAATAGCTGTTTACTCTCAAAATTTCCCTCGTTGGTCAACACTCGCAAAAGCAATTGAGGAGGAAGGGATTAGAAATAGTCAGATACTTGCGATCGCACCTAACACTGGTAGCGCGCTAATACAAGGTTGTACACCTTCAATCCTCCCAACATTCTCACGCTTACACTACGAAGCTCGTGCTAAAGGTAGCATTCCCGTGTGTCCTCAATTTATTAAAAATAAGTTTTGGTTCTACGAGGAGAATAAAGAATTAGACCAGCAGGTAATTGTAGACACTGTGGCAGCAATCCAGAGGTGGGTAGACACAGGTATTTCGATGGAATGGGTTGTGAACCCGAATATTGGAGTCTCCCCTAAACAGATTTATGAATGGATGCTATCTGCTTGGAAGCAAGGAGTAAAAGCTCTTTACTATCTCAGAAGTTTGCAGAAAGAAACTAAGGAGAATTGTGATGCGTGCGCTAACTAACAACAAGGAAGAGGGAAGAGGGAAGAAGGAAGAAGGACGAAATAAGTCTTATCCTTCATCCTCCTTTCTTCTTACCCCTCCCTTGTTTAATCCTGAAGGTGACGATTCGATTGAGCATCGAGAAATTTGGGGTGGGAATTCGACAGGATTGATGAACTTGAATAATTGCAAGTTTCAGTGGGCGATCGCACTGTATCGGCAGATGCTAGAAAACTTTTGGATACCAGAGAAAGTTGATCTCTCCCAAGATGCTAATGATTACAAGGTTCTTACTGATGATGAGAAACAAGCCTACAAAGGCATATTAAGCTATTTGACATTTCTCGACTCTATTCAAGCTAGAAATTTGCCAAACCTCTCGAAGCAAATCACAGCGCCAGAAATAACTTTGTGCTTCGCTGTGCAGGAGTTCCAAGAAGTATTGCACAATCACAGCTACCAATACATTCTAGAATCAGTAATCCCAGCAAACGAGCGGCAAGGTGTGTACGACTTTTGGAGGAGTGATGAAATCTTGCGTAAGCGCTGTGAGTTTATAGCATCAATTTATCAAGATTATATTGACGATCCCACTACAACTAAATATATGCGATCGCTTCTTGCAGACTACCTACTTGAAGGATTGTACTTCTACAACGGTTTTATTTTCTTCTATGTTCTAGCGTCTCGTCACTTGTGTCAAGGTACTTCTGATGTTATCAGGTACATTAACCGCGATGAGATGACGCACGTTAACTTGATTCAAAAGTTGTTAACTAATGCTGGTATTTCATCTGAGATGCTTTCGGTTGATGAAATTCAAGCAATGTTTGCAGCAGCTGTTGAATACGAAATCAAATGGACTAACCACATTATTGGGAATCGGGTTCTTGGTATCACAGAAGCCTCAACTGAAGAGTATACAAAGTATTTAGCAAACTTGAGGTTAAAAGCAATAGGGGTTCCCGCTTTGTTTGAAGATGTTAGAAACCCTTATCAGCACCTGGAAAGACTTGCTGATACAGGAGCAGAAGGGAATGTAAGAGCGGACTTTTTTGAAGTGACAGTTACCAGTTACAACCAATCAACTTCGCTTGATGGTGATTGGAATTTTTAAAAAAGGAAGAAGTAAGGAGGAAGAAGGATGAAGGATGAAAATATACCTCGTCCTTCTTCCCTCTTCCCTCTTCCTTCTCATTAAAAAGGAGACGGTATATGACAGAGGGTGAAAAACCAATAAAGTTAAGTCTTGAGCAACAATTTACAATTCGTTCTTTTGATTCAAAAGTTGATTTGATGAGTGGTGAGCAAGCAAAAAGTTTTCTCAAAATGCTCCATGAGCAAATGGTTATCAGGGATACCTACTACAAAGAAATACTAAAACATCAGTGGGGGGTGGGAGAGTGATAAATGGAATATTAGGGAGAACCCAATTAGAAGCTTGGGCGAAAGATGGTGGGGTAGTCCCTTTTCATCCTGAGGCGATCGCATCTCGAAATAATGAAATTTGTATTGATTTGTCACTTGGTTGTATAGCTTTCAATAAAACCTGGTTGCCTGATAAACCTTCTGAAATAACTTTTACTCTAGAGGTTCCTCCTGTAACTATGATGCTTGCTAGGACAAAAGAGTATATTGCTCTACCAAATAATCTTGCAGGATTATTGACTATCCGATCCGAGTGGGCGCAAAAGGGACTGAACCAGTTAACTTCAATTTTAGTTAAGCCAAATTGGAGTGGTTATTTAATTCTTGAATTGTACTTTGTACCTTCCTCTGATGAAGACTTTTTAGTGTTATCAAGCGGCGATCGCATTGCACAGTTAGCTTTGTTTGGGGTGGGGTGAGATGGACAATTTTTTTAGAGTAGAAGTCATTAGTCAAACACCAAATCCACAGCAAGTTATCTATGCTGCACTGCACCAAGATTATTCAGATACATTTGTTTATGATGAGCGTGATCATTTTCCATCAGAAGAGGAATGCGGAGAAATAATTATTAAAAGACTGCTTGCTGGTGGAAGAGGTCATTATGGGCCGATGGAACACCCACAGATAGTATTTAACTGTGGTTATTTCCCTCACAGCGTTATGCAGCAGGCTAGAACGCATCGCGTTGGGGTGTCGTTTGATTGTCAGTCTTTCCGATATACGGGGAAGGGGATTGCAAGACTAGGGCTAGAGCTAAAATTGGCTCTTAGCAAATATCAAAATCTTACCGATTGTTTGCAAAACTCACCAGAATTGAAGGATCATCTGGAACGCACAATTTATTTAAGACCAGTAGGTAAGTACCGTGATCGTCAAGGTAAATCTTACAAATACGCAGAAGACGACCTCCTTGATGATCTAGTGGAGTGCGCAAGGTTGGTTATAAATTATTCAAATAAGCTAGAGTCTGGGTTGTCAGAAGAACACGCACGGGGGCTATTGCCTTTTGATTATCGTCAACATTTTGTTGTGTCCTTCAATGTGCGATCGCTTATGCACTTCTTGGATATGAGAGCACCAGCTAATGCGCAACTAGAGATCCAGCAAATGTGTAAATTAATACTACCACACTTTCTTAGATGGACTCCCGCGATCGCTAGCTGGTACTTAAGTCATAGATATACGAGAGCTAAACTTGCGCCTTGACATCCTCCCGCCGCTAACCCTTGCGGGTGTAGCGGGGGATTCCACAGAAGTTCTTGAAAGTCGAGAATAGAAAGTCTTACTGGCTATTATGTCAGAACGCACATACACACGTTGGACTAAAGCAAAACTATCTATTTGATATATGAAAGACATTTGGAAAGTTGTTATTTCGGATATGGAAGCTCGCCGCTTACACGGTTTGCAAGAGTACGGTAAGCAGGTTTCCCCTCACAGTGGCGAAGACTTTTTACAGCACGCATATGAAGAGGTTTTAGATCAAGCAGTTTACCTTAGAGCACTTATTGAGGAGCGGATGAACCCAGAACTTAAATTCACCAAAATCGACCCCCGTGCGATCGCACCATCTTACGCCACAGAAGGTGACTCAGGACTTGATTTGTACCCGGTGGAGGATTTTATTATTCCCCCAGGAGAGCACGCTGTAATACCAACAGGAATTTCTATCGAGTTACCGACTGGGTATGAGGCCCAGGTGCGATCGCGCTCTGGATTAGCAGCTAAATACAAAGTTCACGTCCTCAACTCTCCTGGCACCATCGATAATGGTTACCGTGGCGAAATTAAGGTAATTCTAATTAATCACGGAAGTGTAACCTTTGTATCCCCACACAAGCCTGATGGAAGACTAGCCGCGATCGCACAACTTGTTATCGCACCTGTCACAACTGTGATTCCCGTAGAAGTATCTGATTTGTCAGATAGCCAAAGAGGTACTGATGGTTTTGGCTCCAGCGATTTAAAAGTTTGATTGTTTAGTTGTCACTTTTGACATAAAATTTGTCAAAAGTGCATATCAAAATCAGGTTGAACCGTCATGCATACAGTAGCAATTTCTAGTAGGAAGACTCGAAACAATAACGATTTCTACCCTACTCCTGCCCAGTTAACACATAAGCTTCTAGAGGTTGTAGACATTGATCCGGGAGTAACAATCCTAGAACCTTGTGCTGGAGAAGGTGATATTTTAAATGTTCTCCAATATTACAACGTTGGAGTAGTTGCTTCTGATATATCTTGGCAACCACACCCAGGACAGACAACAACAGATGCCACAGAGCGTTTATTTTGGCATTATTGGAAAAACCGACTCAGATTTGAGTGGGTAATTACCAATCCTCCTTTTAACGAAGCTAGTGCAATACTCCCTTTGGCTTACAAACACGCTTCTGTTGGGGTGTGTTTTCTGTTGCGATTATCTTACCTTGAACCAACAAAAGCTAGAGGTGATTGGTTCCTAGAGCATATGGACAACATGAGCAACCTAATTATCTTTGGTCAGCCTAGACCATCGTTTACAGGCGATCGCAGAGTTGACTCAGTAACTACTGCTTGGATGGTTTGGCGCAAAGATTGGTCTTGGAAAGCTAAGGGGTGTCACTGCCCGTTTGAGTTTGTTTTTAATTGGAGAGACAGTTATGCCGCAGATGTGCTGGAAGCTGGATAGGAACGGACAGATGGCGCTCCATCTAGAAATTGATGGTAGATTTGTACACTTTGCAAATACACCACACAGATTGCCTGAGTACCACAGTACACACAGCGCTGGTTGGTCAACCTATCAAAAACTTAGAGGGGAGGGGTGGGTGTTAGTACCAGCGCCTAAGAAAGAAGAAGCACCAACAAATCCTTATTTGCAAGGTTTGTAGCTTTTAGGTATTTATTTAGTTGTCACTAGTGACAATTGATATGCTGTGATGATAATATATTGGTATGCCTCCAGATAGCTGCGAACTTCTGGAGGCTTCGTTAACCCCTAATTGTGGTCGGAGCCAACATTGGATAGTTTATCAGAAAATAAGTTTTTTAACCTAAGTGCAACATTAGTCACGTTAGGTGTGGTTGGTGCTTTTGCATTGATTATACCATCTTTTAGCGTCACCAGTGACGGTTCTAGCTCGGAAGATGTTTCCCGGCATGGTGTAACAGATCGTAACCTATGCAAGCAGATAGCTAAAAAATATGGTTGGAAGTTACAAGAAATAGTGGGAAGTTTGAAAGCCCACCAGTAACACCCTGAAAATTTTTTGGATTTTCAGGGTGTTATGTCCTTCAGGGGTGGGATGAAAAACGACCCAAGCGACTTTAGTCGCAGTGACATCTTGTATTTATTATCTGTTTACGCTATAATTGCAGCGTAACTTAATAGTTGTCTATGTTAGTATACGAGTTCAAGTTGAAAGGCAAGCAGCAGCAGTTTAATCTGATTGATGAAGCAATCAGGACTGCTTTGTTTATCCGTAATTCTTGTGTCCGTTACTGGCTAGATAACAAACAAGTTGGTAAGTATGACTTAAGCTCCTACTGTAAAATTCTGGCTAAAAACTTTGAGTGGGCAAGTAAGCTCAATTCAATGGCTAGACAGGCATCAGCAGACAGAGCTTGGTCGGCAATTTCTAGGTTCTACAGTAATTACAAGAAAAAAGTTCCAGGTAAGAAGGGTTTTCCAAAATTCAAAAAACGTGGACATTCTGTTGAGTACAAAACAACAGGATGGAAACTTTCTGAAGATAGAAAATATCTAACCCTGACTGATGATTTTGAAATAGGAAAACTTAAGCTAATTGGGACTTATGATCTGCATTTCTACCAAATTAAGGATATTAAACGTATTAGGCTGGTTAAGAGAGCAGACGGGTATTACGCTCAATTCTGCATTGCTGTAGACCGAAAGATCAAAGAAAAGCCAACTAAAAAAGCCGTAGGATTAGATGTGGGGTTGACCCACTTCTACACTGACTCAGATGGAAATAAAGTAGACAACCCTAAATTTTTGTGTAAGTCAGAGAAGTCACTCAAGAAACTGCAAAAACGGGTGTCTAAAAAATTCAAGAAAGGTCAACCGCAGTCTAATAACTACAAAAAAGCTAAGGATAAATTAGCTAGAAAACACTTGAAGGTCAGTAGGCAGCGTAAAGATTTTGCTGTGAAGTTGGCAAGATGCGTTATTCAGTCGGCAGACTTGATTGCTTATGAAGACTTGCAAGTGAGAAACATGGTTAGAAATCATAAATTAGCTAAAAGTATTAGTGATGCAGCGTGGTATCAGTTTCGATGTTGGCTTGAATATTTTGGAAATATCTACGGCAAGATAACTATTGCTGTAGCTCCTCAATATACAAGTATTCATTGCTCATCTTGTGGTAGACAAGTTAAGAAAAGCTTGTCAACTCGTACTCATAAATGTATTTGCGGTGCCCAGTTATGTCGTGATGAGAATGCTGCACTGAACATTTTGGCTAAAGGACTAAGTACGGTAGGTCATATCGGAACTAACGCTTGGGGACAGAACGACCTCTGTTTAGACTTGGAAACAAGTGTAAATAAGTCGGCTGGTTGAACCAAGAATCCCCCGACTTCAAGTCGGGGGAGTGTCAAAGAACAGGAGACTGGGAGGTTTCAAAAGTTGATGTGTATGAAACGAAAACAGAAGGTGCTGAGTTTGATGTTATTGCTATTTGTTGGTGTAAATATTCACCAATCAATAGTCCCTTGAAGCAACTACCAGAAATTCAAATTCACCAAGATTTGCAAGAGGTTTAGATATTTGTCTCTACGTAGTTCATCGACAACCTGATTGGCACAATTGACAACTAAATATAAAATAAAAGAGCGGGTACCACTCGCTCTTTTATCGTTTAGTAGGTAAATCATGCCTAACATTACTAATTCTAACCCATTTGATAGTATCCGTCACGTTGACGAAGAAGGCTTTGAATTTTGGTTAGCTCGCGAGTTAATGGTTGTCATGGGGTATCCCAAATGGCAGCATTTTGAACAACCTATTAATCAAGCCATTGAGAACCTAGAACTTAATGGTGATAACATTTCAGATCATTTTTTACGGTCAAGCGTCAAAAAAGATGGCGAGACCAGGGGACGAGTTGGGAAAGATTATAAACTTTCTCGATACGCTTGCTATATGGTTGCTTTATGTTGTGATGGAAGAAAAACAGAAGTCGCTACAGCCAAAAAATACTTTGCCATCAAAACTCGCGAAGCTGAAGTTGCAATTCCTCAACTCAATGATCGCTTGCGGGAGCTAGAACTCCAATTAGAATTAGCCAAAACTCAAGAAAGGTTATCTATCAATCAGCACAAGCTATTAGCAACAGTTCATCTTTTAGAAACTATTTCCCCAGGACTAGCACCACTAGCATTAGGTAATCCTTCTGCCGTCGTAGAGCGCACCGAATACATTGAGCGCGTAATCACACCTGATGGCGAGGCACATGAAGGTGTTGGCATAACTCATATACAACGCAGACTTGGTTTCAAAACTACTAAGCAGGCCTGGGCATGGTTAGGAGAATAAATATGGGTACAACATTGGATTATGTACTACAACTTAAAGAGGTTTACCAGAAAGTAGCTGATTTGGAAAAGTCATTACCTAATAACTTAGGCTATATACTAAATTCTGTCCTTGGAAGTTATGAGAACCTTTTTAATAGGTTTTGTCCTTTTAAAGTAGGAGAGAGAGTTGTTCTTACAAAAACACCAGAGATAGACAAAGAATCTGGTTGGTATCGTGGCAAGCATTTTCTTGTAGAAGGGGCGATCGCTACCATCAAAAATAGGGATTATTACCAAAATAAATTTGTTTTTTACTTAGAATTTGAAAACGAGTCTTGGATTGATAGTAACGGTGAAATTCATTTATACGATCCAGAAAGACGTCACCACTTTGCCTTTAGCGAGGATTTTGTTGGTAATTGCTTAAATGTCAATAATGACATATGATATGTCATAAGTTAAAAAATAGAAATTATGAATTATCAACAAAAAATTTTAACTAGGGCGAAAATAGCGAGTCGGTTATGGTACGAGCGATACGGCGATCGCAAAGATTTAAAGAGTGATGAAATACTTCAATTGTGGCGAGAGGCGGGGGGACTGATTGAAAAAGAAGCAGCTTAAGTCAGCAACCCCGCACTAAAGTGAAAGAATTAGTTGGTGCAAATACTGTAAAATATAGAGTTTATCACTGGTGGCAAGGTGATGACTGGTCTGATCCGCAGTGGGTACATAGCGGTGATTTTTCGGAGTTAAAAGCAAAAGAAAAAGTTGTCCAACTAAAATCCACTGGGTTTAAGCTAGTCAAAGTAGTCAGGATTGATTCTGAGGAAGTAGCGATCGCATGAATCTAATACATAGCGAGGACAGGATACCACTGAAAGATTTACCACCAGGTAGTCTATTCCAATTTGGCAAGACTATTGCACTTAAATCTGAATACGTTTCCGACAATGGAAGGATAGAAGCTTTTATTGTGGGGACTGGGAATACTTTTTTGGTGGCGTTACACTACCAGAAGAAGTAAATAATCTATTAGTAACACCTTTAGAAATCACACCTTCAGAAGTTTTTTATGGTATTGACAAAGAGTGATGATTCAAAATTAGTTTGTTTCGTCATGGGGGCGAAAATCATCAGGCGCTATGAACCACAGGCAGAGATGTCTGTAAACAATGGATTTATATACGTCGGCAACTATGAATTGTCTTATAGCAGAATGACTCAACTTGAAAAAGAAATGATGGAGTCACTAGGCTGGATAGAAGGAGATGAAAGCTGGGCTTTCTATGCTTAACTTATGGATGAACTCACTAGAGACATAATTATAACTTTTGATAACCCAGAGAACGCTGCTAGGTGCTTTGAGTACCTTTCACTCAAATTTGGTTTTCAAACAAAAATAGAGGATCACGTTGTAATTGTTCGTTGTATTTTGATATATTTTGCTGAAGTCTGGGAATTGATCACTTGTGACTATATAGAGTCCCGCGATCCGTTGTCACTTCATTTAGAACAAATTAACTTCAAACCTATTAACGGGGAACAAGGAACAGGGAATTAAATAAACTGTTGCCTGTTGCCTGTTGCCTGTTGCCTCTCCCTAAGGGGGTTGACACTTCAGAGGAGATGATACGATAATAGTTATATAACAAACCGAGATAACTATTATGTCCTTAACAACGGCAGTTACTACTAAAAAATACGATTCTCTAATAGAATGCCCTCGCTGCTGCGGACAAGGTTACATCCAAGCTTACAGCCACATTAAAGGAGGTGTTTGCTTCTTATGTGCAGGCGCTAAAGTAATTGAATTAAGAAAAAAATACATCAAGAAAGATAAAATTGTTTGTAGATTCATCAAAGGACATTGCCACCAATATGATGCAAACTGGAAGTTACAGTGGGTTTATAAAGAAACAATTTCAGTTTCCTTTGACGGTGGTGAAACCTTTGAATTTGTTCGCACTATTGAAGACAACAACAGAGAACAAATGCGATCACTCTGGTTGTGGTGCAAACAAAATGGGGCAGAAATGCTGCAAAAGAACAAAGACTTAGAAACTGAAGAATGAATTGCCCTCATTGCCAATCATCAAATATTGTCGCCTGTGGCTCCCAATCTAATGGGAGTAAAAAACATAAGTGCAAAGAATGTCTTAAAACTTTCACTGAAGGCGGTAAGGCTAAAGGCCGCCCAAAGCAGTACTCTACTGATTATGATAGGGTCAAAGCCTGGAGAAAGCGCAGAAAGCAAAACTAAAATCTCAACTTAACCTCTATGACAACGGGAATCATACGCTCCCGTTGTTTACCATTTTTGTAGAATTCCAAAACTTTTTCTTGCCCTACTAAAACATAATCAACAAAAGTTATATACCCCTGTCGTTTGTCATTTTCCGACTGCCGCAACCAATCTTCTTTTGACGAGAAAAAAGCCAACAACATCATTCTTAGATGCTCATCCACATCATCTTTGATGACTCGTGATTGTTCTAATTTGGCAATTTGCGATCGTAGTCTAATTTTAAGAGACTCAATTTCTGGATCGTCACCCCAAGACTCAGCCCGCTTCAATTTTTCTCGTGCTTCGATTAACTCTGGGGAATCGGGTTCTTGCTGCTGTATTGCAATGGTATTATCAGCTAACTTATCAGCCGACAAAACCAAAGCGTCTACTATGGCATTCTCCAAAATATCCTCCCGAATCATCCCTCTAGCTTCACACGATCGCTGCTGGGAGTAACCACGACATTGATAATAACGAAGTTTGCGATCGCCAATTTGCTTCATAGCCTGCGCTTTAAGTGGGTACCCGCACAAAGCGCACTTGGCTATTCCAGTCAATAGATTTTCTTGTCGCCGACCATAAGATCCAATCTCATAGTTTTTAGCTAGTATCAATCTAATTTGTTCCTGCTCGCTGCGCTTCATTATTGCATGGTCTGGGTGGGTATCTCTGATAATTTGATTTGAGCTTTTGTAATGTGTATCTCCAACCAAGACAGCACTTAATAGAAGCTTCCTTACCCCAGAAGGACAAGGACGGAAAACCCCAGAGCGAACACCTCTAGATTTCTTGACTACTCCAATAGCCTTTTCAATGGAATCTCCATCCTCTAAAACAAAAGAAATTTCTTTCTGGTTTGGTGTCCCCGAAGGATATCCTATCTTCTGAATGCCATATCGAGCAAAGGCCCTCTTTGTAGTGGCTCGAAGCGATCGCGTCTCGAAGAACCAATCTTTCAACTCTATGAGTAAATCAGAGCGAGACATTTCTTGCTTGTTCTCAATCAAACATAGAAAAGGCCTGGTATCTAACGCATATTTACCATCACGGCGGATGTATCCAAATGGGACTTGAGAGGTTGCGATACCCTGCGATCGCCGATATTCATTACCTTTCTTGAGGCGCATCCTGGTAGTCTTTAACTCCCTTCTGGCGAAGACTACACCAAGCATTGCTGCGAATTCACCATCGACACTGGATAAATCGATATTTTCGTCGATGGCAACTAGTTTTACATCATACTTATTAAAAATCTCACTTAAAAACTCAAGTAATCCCGGAGAGGAAGTTACTCTGTCCATGCGAGTGATTAGCACCTTGCCGATTTCACCGCGCTTAATATCTTTTACCAGCTGGTTTAGTCCCTTGCGATCGCGCTTGTCCCGACTACCAACATCAACATAAATTCTACTAGCACCAGCACTTTTAAGGCGACCGTACTGCTGAGAAAGTCCAGTTTCAATTTGTTCGTCTGTGGAAACTCTTACAAGCCCGACAGTTAATCTAAGCATGGAGTGTAGAAAATTTGGACATAAGCTATTTTGCCATAACACATACTTTAGT